TCATTGGTCACATAGTCAATGTTGTTGATGCGCTCAATGCTGTAGCGAACGTCGATTGGTGCGGCAACTGCAACTCCACCTCCTTCACCTGACGTTCCAGAAGCGCCTGCATCTGGGACAACAGAAGATCCGCGAGCACCACGCGAGTAACGCGCCATGCTTTCACGCATCTTGCTTTCAGGAATAACGTATTCGCCTTGCCCGCCTTCACCAACCAAAGCACGGGTTGGCCCAGAAGCATATCCACCACTTGCAAAACTAAGAGGCGTTGCTGCTGCAGCGTCAGCCAAACTGCTTGTGCTAGGCAACACTGAATCCAACGTTGAATTAGGTACACCCGCAAAACTGCCACCTTGGTTTGCTCCTGGGTTAAAGAAACTAAGACCAATGCCCAAAATCTTCATTTTGATTTGAGCTGCAATCATTTCTGCAGCCATGTCAAGAAAGTGATCCGCTGTGCGCTGGAAAAGATTCGCCAGCGCCTGCTGAGCACTCATGCTGCCGTCAATAATCCCTCGGAACGACTCAGCAAATGAGTTACCCAGACTGTCTGCTAGAGCAATTAGCTGATTGACGGGATCCATCAACGTATTCATTTGGCCCTGAATCGCTTCAATCGCATCGTCTATTCGATCGCGATCAGTTTTTGCAGCATCGCGAGCAGCGTCTTTAGCCTCTTGAGCTTTGCCCTCCAGCTCTAACCGGCGTTCCAAAAGCTGGTTAATTTTTTCCTGAATTTTTCTTTCAAGCTCTTGAGTTTCTGCTTTTGCCTTTAAAGCTTCAAGATTAAGAATGTGGAAGTCAAGCTCATCACTTTGCTTTTCTTTCAACCTATCAATTTCTTTAACCTGCTTGTTAATTTCAACAGTTTGTTGAGCAACTGCCGGAACAACTCCGGCCATAATTAGCTCGCCATACTCACGCTCAAAGGCCGCTTTATCCTTAATTCTGTTGAGCTGGTCATCAAGAGGTTTAACAAGATTTTTAGTCTGTGCAACACTTCTCTCTGCTAACTCAAGCGCTTCTCGCTCGAACTGAAGATTTGCAGCAAGCACCTCCCCAATTTCTCTTGAGTTAATTAAACTCTGATCTTCTTCGTCTTTAAATTTTTCTCGATCAAATTTTGCTGCAGCTCTTGCTTTTCCGATTGCCATTTCTTGCCGCAAAATAATTTTTGCAGCTTGGCTTTGCTTGCCCTGCAGAGAGACTAGATCTGTTTCAGCAAGAACTCGCGCTTGAACGACTTCAAGACGCTTACGCAACATGATTGTTGGGTCTGCTTTAGATTCGCCGGTTTGATTCTCAAACGAACGCAAAAACTCCTCAAATGCTGCTGAACCTTCACTGACGCCAAGCTCAGAAGTAGGGATAGCGGTTTTAAATTGAGTGGGACGTGGCCCTGCGCCTCTAAAAGCTCGTCTACGGGTTGATCTAGTTGTTGCTCGAAGTTCTTCGTTTGTAAGCTTGACTGTTTTTCCGCGAACTTGGTTGAGCTTTTCTTCAATCTTTAAACGCTGTTCTCTGACGGAAAGACCTCTAATTTCATTGCCAAGAGTTATAGCTTCTTGCTCTCCGATCTCGGAAGACAAATCTCTTAAAGCCTGACCCAAGCTCGCTGCATCATTGATTTGAGCAACTGACCTCAGCAGCTGAGGCGTGCCAAACAGCTTCGCTGCATTTTCTCCAAGCTTTTTGTCGCCAAGAAAAGCAAAAGATGCAGCAAGCTGCATTGCTTCTTCTCTTGTTATACGAAGAGTCTTGGCAAGATCATCAATGTCTTCAGCAAAAAATTTAGCGTCACCGCCAGCCTTGCTAAATGCGTTGTTTAAATCACCTAATGATTTTTTAAATTTAAGGTTTTTATCAATAGCATCGCCAATAGCCGTGCCGACAATACCCAAGGCAAAGCCAAACGTTCCGCCTATCGCTCCGCCGATTGCACCGCCTACGCCACCAGTAATTGCGGCAGTAGTTGATTGACCAAACAAAAGTGGGAAACCACCACTCAATAGAGCGCCACCGGCTGCACCTTTAAGACGCCTGTTGCGCCTTTCTCTTCGTTGACGCTGGAACGCTGCTCTTTGAGCTGCAGCCTCTGGAGAATCAAGAACAGTTGCAGGCCCCATAGTCTCTATGGGCACTCCCGCCATTAAATTATTTACCTCCCTAAGCCGAGAAGCAAGCTCCTGATACGACGTAGAAGCTATATCAACTTGCCCAATAACTCCTTCAAGAACTCGGCTGTAATCTGCAAGACCTCGGGTGGTATTTGCTGGTTGAAACTCCAGCAACTCTTTCATTCCAGTAAACGCACCAAACCTAGGTATGCCTTGCTCTTTGCTGCCACTGCCCATCATCAGCAGCTGCAAAGCACGATTGGTGTCTTCCGCTTGTCTTTTAAACTCTTTAAGCCCCTTAATAGAAGCAGTAAAATCAGCCTTAGTTATTGCATCAGTAAAAATTTTTGCTTCGTCGCTTCCTTTTCTGAAATTAGTTCTAGCATCTTTAAGCTCTAACGAATACTCTCGCAACCTTCCAACGCCTTCTTTAATAGCGTTGCCATTAAAGTTAAAAGCTTTTGTTAGATCTAATGTTTCTTTTTTTAGTTGAGCTGCTTGATCTTTTGCTTGCCGTCGAAGTCGAGCTGCGTCTTTGTCTGCAACCGCTCCCTCTTTCTTTAGCTGAAGTAAGTCTTGCTCAATCTGACGAAGCTCTTTAAGCTCCCTCGTTAGGCTTTTTAGCTGAGCGCTCTGTACGTTTACGCCAATGTTAATGCCATAATCCATGGCTGGACGTAAAGCAACTGCTCAGCCAAGTCTATCGTGCCTACCGCATCTTGGCCCTTTGAACCATCTTCGCTTGATCCCTAGCCTTTTGCTCTTGCTCGTTTTTCAGCGAGTAATACGCCGACCAACTTACCAGCTCTTCTTGGGTGAGCTGCTGGGTCAACGCACCAACCGTCATTCCAAGCTTTTCAGCAAGAAAGAAAATAAAAAACCAGTCGTTACTGGCTTTTCAAGCTCGCTTTAGCGTCCTCCACTTTGTTTTCTGCGCCAGAAGACAGCATGGCAAGCTGAATTTGCTGAAGCACACCGGCTTCAACCGAGTTTTTCAACACTGCTTTTTCCCCGTCCTGGAACAAGCGCTTACCGTCAGCGTCCAGTGCCTTGCGGATCATCATGCTCAATGCAAAATCGCCCGAATCCTCTGAATCAGCGTTTTTCTGAATCAGTTCGCGTTCCGCAATGGTCAAAGGGTGCCAATAAACTTCCAGCACCACCTCGCCGTCTTGCTCGACTGCGTGCTTGTACAGCTGACTGACACCAAACTTGTTGCGAAGAAGCTCTACGGCTCGCATTGAGGAGTTACCTGCTTTCAATAGAATACTACGCTGTTGCCGTGAATTGGCAAGAAATCACACCAACAAAGTGCGACCTGTCTTCAATGTTTAACGGTGTAGGCCCAACAATGTCCAGCACTCTGGGCTTGCTGCTAAACGTATCCGTATAACCGCTGGCGTTGACTGAAGTCAGGCCGTCAATAACTGACTCGCTAATCGCTGAAAGCACTGCCGTACCAGCAGCCTTAGGCACGTAAACATTGCATTGAATTGTTCCGGAGTAATAATCCTGGGCTGCACCTTGGTTTTGGAGCGTGGACTGTCCAAAGTTGACCGTCATCAAAATGTATTTCTTGGTCTTACCCGGCGTTGTAAAAGCCACATTGTCGTAAACCATCAGCACCGTGTTATCTGCTGCTGTAACAGCATCAGTTACGGCTTTCTCAAAAGCAGCGCGAGCATTTACAAGAGTCATTGCGCTACCTCGTTGTAGTCAATATAAGTCCGACCCTTAAACGAGCCAAACTTGCCAACACCGCCTTTGCCTGCAACAGAAATCAATGCCCGACGACGCTCCTTGAAATTGTCTCTAACAAGCTTTGCCATGTCTGAGCTTTGTACAAAACGTTGAATTCTTCCGTCTTCTAACGCCCAAACTGCGTATTTAACCTTGTTGCCAATAAAAACACGGCGCTTGTAGTTAAATTCTTGATCAGGCGGATAAAACCTAGGATCAATCTTATATTCTTCGTTGTTAGGATTAGCGTCTTTTTTCTTTTTAATTCCAAGCCAAGGCTCTTCAAGCTCATCTGTAGGTTGAATCTTGCTTTTGCTTGCTTGCCAGCTTGACGCAAAAAAACCTGTATAGACAGGGCTTCGTTTTTTAGTCGCGAGTTTTCGCATAATTTCGCGAGTAAGCCGATTAAAGCTCTCCTGCATGTGGGCTTCCAGGTCAGGCATGATCTGGTCAGTGCCAGCGCGTTTAGCCATTAGAACCTCACCAACAGCTGATACAGATACTCTTGACCACCTTTCATTGTTCGAATATCCGTAATCTGAGCAACGCGGTTAGATCCTGCGTACTTCAACGTCACCGTGTCTTCAAACGTAGGCTGGCTGTCTCCAATCTGATCAGGCGTGATATACACACGCGCCTTACGCTCTTCGCGGCCTTCCTCCTCTTCAGCATCAACAAACTCGACTGGCACCTGGATCGAGTAAGTCGTATCAGTCGTAGTCAGCGCTCCAGTGCTGGTGTTGTAAGTCGGAGATGCCTTACGGGTGTATGTGATTGTGTGATCAAACGACTTGCCCAGGTCTGCAACGACCTGCTTAGCAACGCTCTTAAACAGACTGTCGAGTGCGCCTGCCATATCAACCCCTCACAGTACGGACCTGATAGCTCCCACTACCGCCAAGGCAGTAAGCACCAAGGTAAGACTGCAGCCAAGGATAAACATCAAACACGTTATTAACTGTTCCCGTAGCCTGGCTCGAAGTGTTGTACTTGACTTCCATCTCTCCAAGCTTG